CATGCGAATCCTTAAGAAAGAAGGCGTACGAGAGCCAACTTTTGAACAGTGCCGTGATTGGTATAACAAGAACTTACACCCATCTGTCTTGGACATGAATGATCAGCAAGTCTACGAAGAAGTTTTTCACAAAGGCAAGTATGCTGGAATCTTCCAGTTCATGAACGGAGGTATGCAGCGTCTTGGTACAGCAGCAAAGGTAAGTTCTATCGAAGAGATTGCGACTGTGTCTGCTATCTATCGTCCTGGTCCATTGTCTGCGAACGTTGATAAAATGTATGTGAAAGCAAAGCATGGCGGCGAGGATGTAGAATACGATCATCCTCTTATCGAAAGCATTTTGGGTAAGACCTTTGGGCTTATCGTGTTCCAAGAGGACATCATGAACTTGGTTAACCAGATTGGAGACAAGATCACAATGTCTGATGCGAACGTGTTGCGCAAGTTGTTGACGAAGAAAGGTTTGTCCGAGACCAAAATGAGAAAGAAGAAAGATCTTTACGAACGCTTCCTCAAAGGTTGCGAGAAGAAAGGTATGTCTTATGCTGACGGCAAGGTGCTATGGGGCAAGATGGAGTACTTCTCTGGCTATGGCTTCTCTAAGAACCACGCCATCCCTTACAGCATCATCTCTTATCAGTGTGCATGGTTGCAGACTTACTACCAAGATGAGTGGGTCTCTTCGTTCCTCGACCATGAACCAGACAAGCGCAAGGAAGCGGCCATCAACATCGCTCGATCCTTTGGCTATGAGGTTGCTCCGTTGGACATCAACACATCAGGTACAGCATGGGAAGTGCGAGATGGAAACCTAGTTCCTCCTCTCACAACCATCAAAGGTCTTGGTGAAGCAGCCATTGTAGAAGTCATCCATAAGCGTCCATTTTCGAACGTAGAGGACCTTTTGTTCGACAAAGGTGTCGTGGCTAGGAAAGTAAACAAAAAGTCCTTAGACGCCATGTGTCGAGCCGGAGCGATGGAATCCTTGATGGATGATAGATTCTTTGGAGACAAACACTTCTGGTCAGCAGTTGTTGTAGACAAGCCGAAGAACAAGAAGAAACTTGATGAGAACATCGAGAAATATAAAGATGAAGGAACCTTCTCCAAAGGTGAGCGCATCAATCACTTGCAAGCCTTGACTGGTATCTATCCAATCAACATGGTCGTGCCTGTGAAAGCCTACAAGTTCTTCGAGATGCAAGGCATCAATCCTCTATCAGAATATGATCCGCAACTTGGAAAAGGTTGGTGCATTCCAACCGAGGTCACAACTCGCAAGACAAAAGGCGGTAAGCCATACTATCAAGTTACAGTCATTGACTCCAACATGAAGACTCAACGAATCAACTGTTGGGGAGTTAATCCAAAGACTGACTTTATCTATACTCATAGATTGTATGTGCTCGAATGGCCGACCTACAATGCGACATGGGGCTTCTCCACAAAAGGTGGAATATCAAGAAACTGGAAATTATTGGGGTGAACATGCCGAACAGAATAGACTTAACAATCTTCTGGACAGCAGAGTGCGATACCATGACCTACTATTCAATGTTTCAAGCCGAGATTGAAGACATGGTTGCGAACTACGAGCGGGGCAATCAAGCCCTGCTCTTCACGTTTGTAGAACCAGAGACATTACGACAATGGATATGGGATCAGTTTTGTCGAGAACCAGAAGAAATTGTCATAGATTTAATAAAATATTAAAAAATACTTGACA